TCAAGGCAGGGGGTGGAGGTGAATGCCTCGGAGCCTTGGACGGGCAGCGCAGGTACATCACTTCCATCGTGGCACAGAGCACCACGACCACCTCCGGGCAGTGGATCTTGAGGTACGGCACGGGCACCAACTGCGGGACGGGGACCGCCAGCATTATCCCGAGCGCAGCCACAGCCGCAAGGATCGCCGCGCCGGCGAACACGGCAGCTCCCACCGTTTTGAGTTTCGAGACGCCGCTTATCGTCCCGACCGGCAAGGACATTTGTGTGCTGGGAGTGGCGACGAACACGACCACGATCCAGGTGACGGGGTACGTGGCCCCATGAAGCGAGCGCTTCTCATCGTGGGATTGGCCTTGCTCATCGAAGCGAACGGGCACACACAGAGCGTAGGCCCTCAGTGGACATGCTCCTTGGACGGCATCTTGGACTCGACTACGCTCTGTCTTGCAGCCGCCGAGCCAGGAATGCGCCGCTACATCACCGACGTAGTAGCTCAGAGCATCGAAACCACGGCCGGGCTGTTCTCTCTCCATCACGGGACAGGGCTGAACTGCGCCACAGGCGAGGTGGTAATCCTCATCGATGGCGTGAGTTCCACAAGGATCGCGGCAGCAGGGAGTACGGACGCAGCCACACGGATGCGTTTCAAGCCGCCGCTGATAGTGCCTTCCGGGAAAGACCTGTGCGTGTTGGGCGACGCGGCCAACGGGGTAACGACTCAGATTACCGGCTATCTCGCACCTTAGGAGGGTTGAGTGGCGATCTTGGACCCTAACGACATACCGAGCGAGATCAAGGATCAGATCGAGGCTGCAAGCGGATCGCTTGGCTTTTCAACGGTTTGGCTGGCCGACGATCTAGAGCCGCAGGCTACAGACCCGAGAGTGCTTGCGTTGAGCGAGGGCTTTCAGAGGGCTTTGACTGCGCTCGCCATGATGGTCCTGTAAGACCGCAAACATGAACCCCCTCAAGCCTGAACGGCGGCAATGTACCGGCACAAACAAGGCTGGGAAGCCGTGCGGGCGCCCTCCCATCCGAGGCGGCTTTGTGTGCCCAAAGCATGGTGGCGCGCTACCGAGGGTGAGGGCTAAGGCCAATGAGCGGCTGAGGGACATGCTGGCCGACGCCATCGACCCGGATTGCTCAATGAGGGAGACGGCTCGGCTGGCCTACTCGGACATCCGCCAACTGTTCGATGACAACGGGCGCCTGCTCCCTGTGAAGCAGTGGCCTGAGGACATCGCGCGTGCTGTGGCTGGTGTGGAAGTGGTGAAGCGCAACGTCTACAGCGACGACGGGCAGACCGACGACGTAATCAAGGTGAAGCTGTGGGACAAGGGCGCCCGGCTGGAAAACCTGATGAAGCACCACGGGAAGTTGGCGGAGAAGCTGGACGTGACCCTGACCGTGGATGTGGTGCATCGGCTGGCGGAGGCCCGAAAGCGGCTGAACGAGGCCAAGAGTGGCTAGCGCGGCCTCTATCCACGCGGACGTGGCTGAGTTCGTAGGGCAGTTCATATACGACCCCTTGGGCTTCGTCCAGGCGTGTTACCCCTGGCGCAAGGTGGGGACGTTCCTGGCGGATCAGGCCGGCCCGGACGCATGGCAGGAGAAGGCGCTCCGGTCCATCGGGGACGAGGCACGAGGCAAGGGCTTTGACGGGGTGAATCCTGTCCTTCCCATCCGGAGGGCGTACAGCTCAGGCCACGGCATCGGAAAGAGCACGATGAGCGCGTGGCTGGTGGGCTGGCTCATGAGCACGCGGCCTCACGCTCAGGGCACGGTCACGGCCAACACCATGACCCAGCTTGAGACGAAGACCTGGGCGGCGATCAAGCGCTGGATGGGTGTGTGCCTCACTGCGGATTGGTTCCATATCGGGGACAAGAAGCTGTACCACGTAGACCACAAGGATTCGTGGTTCTGCGCGCCGCAGTCGAGCAAGGAAGAGAACAGCGAGGCGTTCGCCGGCCAGCACGCCGCAGGCTCTACGAGCTTTTACGTGTTCGACGAGGACAGTGCTATCCCGGACGAGATACACCGTGTTGCAGAGGGAGGCTTGACGGACGGTGAGCCCATGATCTTCCTGTTCGGCAACCCCACGCGGAACACGGGGCACTTTCACCGGGCGTGCTTCGGTTCGGAGCGTGACAGGTGGGGCGCTCAGACGGTGGACTCCAGAACGTCGAGGTTCACGAACAAGGCCACCATTGCGGAGTGGGCCGAGACGTACGGGGAGGATTCGGACTTCTTCCGGGTGCGCGTGCTGGGCCTGCCGCCGAGCGCGAGTGAGCTTCAGTTTATCGACCAGCGCAGGGTGAACGAGGCACAGAAGCGGGCTATCCCGCAGTCGTTCGGGGACGAGCCTCTCATCGCAGGCGTGGACGTGTCTGACGGTGGCGCCGCGTGGAACGTGGTCAGGTTCCGAAGGGGCAACGACGCGCGAACCATCCCGCCCGTGCGCATTCCGGGCGAGAAGGTCAGGGGCGACCGTGGGCCTTTCCTTGCGAAGCTGCGCGAGATCCTTGAGGACTCGTATCCGGGCGGCGTCAAGGTCTCGGCCATGTTCGTTGACTCAGCCTTCGGGGCGCCGTACGTGGAACGGTTGCAGGCCATGGGGTATCGCAACGTGGAAGAGGTCAGGTTCGGAAGCGACTCGCTGGACGTTCACCAGGCCAACCGCAGGGCGTACATGTGGAACCGGATGAAGGAATGGCTGGGCGGGCAGGGCTGCATTCCGGAGCGTGACGACAGGCTGGAGACGGATCTGACGGCGCCTGGGTACCACATAAACAAGCAAGACAAGCTGGTGATCGAGAGCAAGGAAGACATGGCGAAGCGTGGCGTGGACAGCCCTGACGATGCGGACGCGCTGGCTTTGACGTTTGCGAGCCCGGTGGGTGTACCGAAGAGGCCGGTATCGTCGTTGCCGCCGTCTGGAGATTGGATGTCCGCATGACGCTCGACACCAAGAAGCCCGAAGCCGTCGCCGCCTTCCTCGAAAAGGCCCGCAAGCGTCTCAAGGGCATCCAAGACGCCGAGTCCGAGCAGCGCCGGAACGAGAAGGAGGATCTGCGCTTCCGAGGTAAGGACCAGTGGAGCGCGGAGGCTCAGCTAGAGCGAGGTGGGAATGCGGGCGGGGTCAGGGTGCCTCAGCGTCCCATGCTGACTATCGACCTGATTCAGCAGCCCGACCAACTCATCTACAACCAAGCCAACAAGGCGGATCTAGGCGTCACCCTACATCCTGCGGGCGAGAACGCCAGCGAGGAGTTGGTAGAGGTCAAGCAGGATCTCTACAGGCGCATTCAGAGGGACGGCGGGGCGCACGGTGCGCGCATGTGGGCCTTCGACCGGGCCAAGAAGTGCGGGCGCGGCTGGTATCGGGTTGTAAAGCAGTACGACGAAGACGCGGACCTGACGGGGCCGGGAGCGTTCGACCAGGAGATCGCGTTCGAGCGGATCCTTGATCAGCAGAACGTGTACATGGACCCGTCCGCGCAGAAGGCGGATTTCTCGGACGCCAAGTATGCCTTCGTGGTGGTGTGGATGTCCGTGGAGGACGCGCGGCGGCAGTTCCCCGACGCCGAGATCCCGGAGACTGGAACGCCGGATTGGACGGGGCTGGAGAATCGGGCCCCGGATTGGGTGGACCGGGGCAGGGCGGAGGGCGAGGGCGGGATCCTCGTCGCGGAATACTGGTTTAAGGACATCACGACTGAGACGCTGTGTCTCTTGGACGATGGCACGGTGGTTGTGAAGGCTGGGGACTACGACGTGCCCACGTCCCGGATCGTTCAGGAGCGGTCACGCGACAAGGTGACGGTCTACGCCTCCAAAATGTGCGGTCTTGACCAGTTCCTTGAGGAGCCGGTTGATTGGCAGGGGAAGTATTTCCCGCTGATCCCGGTAATCGGCCGGGAACAGCAGCCGGTAGACGGTAAGCGTCTGTGGGAGGGGATCGTCCGGCCCGCCATGGACGGGCAGCGGTTCTACAACTACTCCGCTAGCACGATGGTCGAGGGCATGGCGATGGAGCCCAAGGCTCCGTGGATCATGCCGGAGGGCCAGGACGAGGGGTATGAGAACGAGTGGAAGCAGAGCAACATCCGGAACTTCCCGGTTCTGCACTACAAGCCCACGTCCCTAGCTGACAAGCTGGTCCCGCCTCCACAGCGTGCCCAGGTCGATACGTCGAAGATGCAGCTCAGCATGATGGCCTTGAACGAGGCCAAGGGTTTCGTCCAGGCGGCCACTGCTAACTCTGCTGCCTACCTCGGGGAGTTGAGGCCCGGTTCGCAGGATCCGCAGAGCGGAAAGGCCATCCTAGCCCTTCAGCAGCAGGGCGACGCTTCGACCTCGATCTACATGGACAACCTCGTCAACATCACGTTGCCTTACGAGGGGCGGGTGGTGCTGGACCTGATGCCGTACATCTACGACCGGCCGGGGCGGATCGCACAGGTTTTGGGCGAAGAGGACAAGTCCCGCGTGGTCATGCTGAACGCTCCGTACGTGACCGGCGAGGACAAGATGCCTCAGCGGATCGAGGCCAATGAGGGCCAGCCGCTCCCGCAGGAGGCTAAGCAGTGGAATCTTGCGGAGGGTAAGTATTCCATCGCCGTGGAAGCCGGGAGGCCGTATCACACGCGGTTGCAGGAGGCGGGGGACATGATCGGGCAGGTTCTGGCGAAGCAGCCGGCGCTCATGCCCCTCATCGGTCCGACGTACTTCAAGACGCAGGATTGGCCTGGAGCCAAGGATGTAGCGGACATCCTGGAAAAGGTCAGGAATCAGCAGTATCCCTTCCTGATGGATGACGAGAATCAGGCGTCCCCGGAGGCTCTGAAACAGCAGATTGCGGGCTTGCAGCAGCAGGGGCAGGCCATGCAGCAGGCGATGCAGCAGATGCAGCAGGCGCTTGAGGTAGACGCGGCGAAGCAACAGGCCCAGATGGCGAAGATCCAGGCCGATCTGGA